CATATAAAAACCAAGCAACTAAAACTTTCGTTCAAGGAAAGAGAATAGCGTTGGTTGGTGATCAATATGAGTCACATCAGGTAGGATTAGTCACTCACAGTGCTGCCCAACGAGAAATTATAACTGGATCTTCAAAAACTTTCTTTGAGGGTAAGGCAGTAGCCCGATATGGAGATGCTATTGCAGATGGAGACAAAGTTGGCGGAGAAGGTTTCAACACTTTTATAGAATAACCTAAATAAACGATATGGCAAGAAATACAAGAATTTTCTCGGATTTAGATCTTAACTTCACTGCTCATCCAGTGACTGGAGACATAACTCGTAGATTTGATGAGGATGCCATAAAACAATCCGTCAAAAATCTACTTTTGACTAGGAACTATGAGAGACCCTTTCATAGTGAAATTGGTTCTCCTATTAGACAGTTATTATTTGATCTACCTGGACCAATGTTTAATGTTATGCTCCAACGAGCGATCATCGATGTGATCAATAATTTTGAACCAAGAGTTAGTATTATTGATGTCAGAGTGGATGACTATTCCGATGCAAATGAAGTTTATATAACTTTAGAATTTAAAATTGTCAACACCGAGAGACCACTTACTCTCGATTTAGCCTTAGAGAGAACACGATAAATGGCAATCACCACAACTAGTAAAAGAATGAGTGTATCAGAGTTAGACTTTGATACAATTAAAACCAATCTTAAAACATTTCTTAAAGGTCAATCGGAGTTTCAAGACTATGATTTTGAGGGATCTGGTTTATCTGTTCTTATAGATTTACTTGCATACAATACTCACTATAATGGTATCTACACCAACTTAGCCGTAAATGAAATGTTTCTTGACTCTGCGAGTAAAAGAGCATCAGTAGTATCTTTATCAAAAATGCTTGGTTATACACCAAGATCTGCAGTCTGCGCCAGAGCAGTCGTTAATGCTACTATTAGCGCACCATCTTCAAGCCCAGATGTCGCTACACTTTCAGCACAACAACCATTTTCAACTTCTATTGATGGAACATCTTATACTTTTTATAATTTAGAAGATGTTACTGTTTCAAGAAGCACTGGTGGCAATTATATATTTCCTAATTTAACGATCGTTGAAGGTACACCACTATTATACAAATATACTGTTGCTACTGGTGTCCGTTATATTATACCAAATGCAAATATTGATATTTCTACTTTGTCGGTTCAAGTTCAAGAATCTTCAACCTCAGACATGTATGAAACATTTACACGAGCAGAAGATTTAACTGAAGTCACTGACACCACAAAAGTATATTTCTTAAAAGAAATTGATGATGGTCTTTATGAAATTACCTTTGGAGATGGTGTATTAGGTGTTGCCGTAGAAACAGGTAATGTTGTTACAATTAACTATTTTGTTTCTAGTTTAGACGCACCAAACTCTGCAAATATTTTCACATATAATGGAGTATCAGTACTAGGTAGTAATTTGTCAGTTGTTACTGTTGATGCAGCATCAAATGGTTCTGCATCAGAAGATATTGATTCAATTAAGTTTAACGCACCACGATTATTTGCTGCGCAAAATCGTGCAGTAACTCCAGATGATTATAAAGCATTAATATACAGTAAATTCCCTGCTGCTCAAACCGTATCAGTTTGGGGTGGTGAAGATAATAACCCACCAGTTTATGGCAAGACTTATATTTGTATTAAACCAAAAGATGCTAGTAAATTAACTAATCAACAAAAAGAATTAATCTCCACAGAGATCCTTAATCCAAGAAGTGTTGTTTCTATTACACCAGAGATTGTTGATCCAGAATATTTTAATATTAAAGTGACATCCTTTGTTCATTACAATCCTAAAGAAACTACTAAAACTGCTGCACAAATTGAAAGTATTGTCAAAGCTGCAATTTTAGATTATGATACTAATGAGTTACAAAAGTTTGATGGGGTTCTTCGTTACACAAAACTAACAGGTATTATTGATCAAGCAGATTCTTCTATTATTAATAATATCACTCGTTTAATGGTTCGTCATCCTCATACACCTCAGTATAATATTAATGCTCAGTATGTTTTAAATCTGATTAACCCGATTTCTCAAGATGGTGGTAAACAAGGTGAAGTATTCGCATCTACTGGGTTCTATATTTCAGGTAGTACTAAGGTTCATTATCTTGATGATGACGCTGATGGTAATATTCGTTTATACTATTTAAATTCTAATTTAGATAAAGTTTTTGTAAATAGAACACAGGGAACTATTGATTATGAAAATGGATTAGTTGAAGTTAATGGTTTAAATATAACATCATTAGATGGCGCATATTTTGAATGGCAAGTTAAACCTGAGTCTTATGATATTGTATCAGCATTAAATCAAATTGTTCAAATCGATCCAACTCTATTAAATGTGACTGCTATTGCTGATAATACTGCTAATGGCGATCTTGGTGCTGGATATAACTATCAGTTCAACTCTATTAGATCATAATGTCAAGAACTCAATTATCATCTGTTGTATCTAGACAGATCCCTGAATTCATCAGGGAAGATTATCCAACATTTGTTGCTTTCGTAGAAGCATACTATGAATACTTACAAGAGCAGGGAGTAGATCTTTCTACTGCCAGAGATATTGATGAAACTCTTGACGAGTTTGTTCTTGAGTTTAAAAAGGAACTGGCACACAATCTTCCAAATATAGTAGGAGATGAAAGATTTTTACTAACTCATATTAAGGATCAATATCTTTCAAAAGGATCTGAAGCGTCATATAAATTATTATTTAAATTACTATTTGGTAAAAATGTAGAATTAACATATCCAGGAACTCAGATGCTTCGTGCTTCTGATGGTCGATGGAATCAAGAAATTTCTGTTTTTGCCCAAGTTGATTTTGGTGACCCTCAAGATATTGTTGGTAAATTAGTAGACATCCAGACATCAACAAGATTAATTAGAGTTCTTGTTGATAGAAAAGAAGATTTAGTTGGTGAAGTAGATCGTATTGTTGCTCTTGGTGGTAACATCTATGAATTCTTTTTAGATAAAAAATTCTTTGGTGTATTAAAACCAACTGATAAAATCAAATATAAAGATACATTCCAAGCCACTATACTTCCAGCAACACAAACACCAAAAATTACACAACCTGGAAAAGATTTCCGTGTTGGTCAAGTATTTGAGGTTCGATCTGGAACAGGAACAGGTGCTCTGTTAAAGGTTACTGCAGTTGATGATAACAATGGTATCAAATATGCAGAATTTATTAAATTTGGTATTGGATATACTGCAGATTTTGCTGTAAATTTATTAGCATCAAATACTGTTAATGCAACTCAATTAGCAGTGGCTAGTGCTTCTTCTAGTAGATCTGGAAATAACTTAACGATTGGTGACCGAACTTTAGGTTTTGACGAACAAGGTTATGTTAACATGGGTGACTATGTTACACATGAATATATTGACGGAACTTATGCTGGTTCTATTATTCGTGAGTTTTCATTAAATTATCGAAATGCTCAAACTGCTTCTGATGACCCAGCAGTTATTGAAGTTGGCTTGGGTGCGCTTGTAAAGTATCCTGGATACTTTACATCAAATGCTGGATTCTTGGATGATTCTATTTTTATTCAAGATAGTAATTATTATCAAGCATTTTCTTATGTAATTAGAATTGACGAAAGATTAGCGTCATATAAATCTGCTGTTAAAACTATGTTGCATCCAGCTGGAATGGCATTGTTTGGTGAATATAATATTACTAATAATATAGATTTAAGTATTACTTTAGAGTCTTTAGTTAAATCTCTTGGTATTACCCTAGTTGATGACTTCTTAATAGTTGATTCAGGAATTACCTCTATATCATTTAGTAAAGCAATTTCCGATTCAATAGATACACCATCTGATATTAATATTGTATTATTTACTACTAAATTATTAGAAGATTCTTTAAGCGAACCAACAGATGCACTAGTACAAGTTTTTAGTAAATCATTATCAGATAACTACAGTGGAGTTTCTGAATCAGCTGCATTATTAACTACTAAATCACTAGCAGATACTACAGTGGGAACTTGGACGGACTCTATTACAGCGATTGAAACTGGTAAAGAATTAACAGAAGCACCAGTTATTTCAGAAGTATTTGTCCATAGCACAACTAAATATCTAGAAGATACAGATATTGGCACTTTAACCAATGCAGGTAAGGTATGGATGAATTCATACCAAGGACAAGATTATTATTCACAAGAATATAGCGTAGGACTAGAACAGTCTTTCACTAATTAACCAAAACAGGAGAATCCTATGATTGAACAACAAGAAAACCTAAAAGCGACAGGTAAAGTTCGCATCGTTAAAACTAACGCACAAGGTGTAACAACCCAAGATTTTGAAGTACCTAACCTAGTTGTGACAACTGGTAAAAACTTCATTGCATCGTCAATGATTAAAACTACCACTAACAGTCCAGCAGCAATGACTCATATGGCTATTGGTACTGGTTCTACCTCTCCAGGTGCAAGTGATTCTGCTCTTGGAACGCAAACTGGTCGTGTATCACTATCAGGTAATACAGTTTCTACAAATACTATTACATATACTGCTACATTTCCAGCAGGTACTGGTGATGGTGCTATTACTGAAGCAGGTATTTTCAATGCTTCTTCAGGTGGTACAATGCTTTGCCGTACTACATTCCCAGTTGTTAATAAAGCATCTGGTGACACAATCGCTGTAACATGGGTTGTAACAGTAAGTTAATTTAAGTTTAAGGTTCTGCTAAATGGCGACATCATCTTCTCTAATTAAAACAATCCTGCATAAAACTCTTGCAGAGGGTGTTTACAAGGATGTAACAACTAGAAGTTCTAATTATTACTATTTCCTTGGTAAAACATTGGAGTGGGATGATGAGGCTACACCACCATATCCAGTCGATAGTTATGCATATGAACGAGCAGTTCGTGATGATATTATCACTATGAAAGCCATCACCCCTTCTGATGTTTCATTTGTTATTCCTCGTGTAAATTGGACTACTGGTGTAATTTATGATATGTTTGATGATGAGTATTCAACAGAAGTCCTTGGTCTTAATATCACCAATGGCGGAACTGGTTATACTTCTCTTCCAACTATTACAATTACAGGTGGAGGTGGATCTGGTGCTAAATTTTATCCAATTGTTTATGATGGCTCTATTATTGAAATTGAGTCAATTGGAGTATCTGACACTTCAAGAGGATCTGGATATACTTCTACTCCAACTGTAACAGTTACAGGTGGAGGTGGATCTGGTGCAGTTTTACAAGCAATTGTAAATATTGCTCCTTCTGGCGCACAAAAATTAGAAGAGTCAAATTTCTATGTTCTCACAGAAGATTATAATGTCTATAAATGCTTAGATAATAATAACAATGCCACATCAACTTCAAAACCACTAGGTACATCTACTTCTCCAATTTCCACCGCTGATGGATATGTTTGGAAATTTATGTATACTGTTCCTATTAATTTAAGAAATAAATTTTTATCTGAAGATCAGATGCCTGTGGTTTCTGCCCTTTCTAATCAGTTTTATTCTAATGGTGCTATGGATAGTATCATTATTAATAATAAAGGAACTGGATATACCACAGCAACGCTAACTGTTTCTGGTGATGGATATCGAGAAGAAGATCCAACATTTTTAACTAGCATAACAGTTGCTTCTGGAGGTAATGGTTACATTAGCCCAACAGTAACCTTCGGAGATCCAACTGCCAATGCTTCTTCATTTATTGCTGATTCAGCTGTATTTTTAGGACAAAAGATTTATAATAGTGTATTTGATTTTTATGAAGTTGTTACTCCAGGAACTATGTCTTCATCAGAGCCAACACATAGACAAGGAACTGTTCAGAATAATACTGCAGCTTTAAAGTATCTTGGTACTAGAGTTAAAGGAACTGTAAATACAACAAACAATACTGTTACTGCTGGTTCATTTACTACTGGTGTGAAATATACAATTGCTTCTCTTGGAACTACTAATTTTGTAACAATTGGTGGCACTGCATCAGCAGTTGTGACAGGTTCAATTTCTGGAACTACATTGACTGTTTCCGCAGTGACTTCTGGAACGCTAGCTGTTGGCACTCGTATTACTGGTACTGGTGTGACTGCTGGAACTAATATTACTGCTCTTGGAACAGGAACTGGTGGTACTGGTACATATACAGTTAGTGCATCACAAACAGTTTCTTCTACAACAATAACAGGACAACCTGCAGTCGGTGCTACTTTTACTGCAACTGGTGCAGGAACTGGAACGGGAACTGCAAATACAAAATCTATCTCAAGCATAACATTACTCGGTGGTGTTAGAGAAATTGATATTATTAATAGTGGATCTGGATATACAACTGCACCAACAATCACATTCTCTGGTGGTGGTGGATCTGGTGCGGTCGCTTCTGCTAAAATGAGTGGTGGTTCAGTTATATACTGCACAGTGTCAAATCAAGGTGATAATTATACTAGTGATCCAACTGTAACATTTGGTACACAATGGACTGCTGCTACTGCAGTTTTGGTTGGACAACAATATTTTTACTCTGGAAGATTATACACAGTAACAGGTGCTGGAACTACTCACGCTTCTACTGCTCCAACTCATACTTCTGGATCTGTTTCTAATGGTACAGCAACATTAACATATGCTGGTGTTCCAGCTACAGGTACAGTTACTCGTAGATATGGATCAGGATATAGTGCTGCTCCAACAATTACTATTACTGATGCATCAAGAGCAGGAACTGCTTCTGCAGAGTTATCATTTTTAACAGCAAAATCTGAAGCAAAATTACTTCCAGTACTTGATGCTGGGCAAATTGTTGCTGTTATTGTTGAAAATGCTGGAGTTGGTTACTCAACATCTACTATTACAGTTTCAGGTGATGGTGATAATGCAGAATTAAAAGCAGATTTAAATATTGGAACTATTCAGTCGCTTCAAGCAAATAATGAAATTTTAACTACTCCTGGAACTATTAATGCAATTAAAATTATTTCTGGTGGATATGGTTACGGTGTAGCAAATATCGAAATACAAGGAGACGGAACTGGTGCTACTGCAACAGCTACAATTGATACTGCTTCTGGTAAAATTACAAAAATTAATATTACAAATCCTGGGCAAAATTATACATTTGCAAATATTGTTGTTACAGGTAATGGATACGGAGCAAACCTCAGAGCAGTAATGGCTCCATTTGGTGGACATGGTAAAAATGCACCTAATGAGTTGTTTGCTCAAACATTAATGTTCTATAGTAATGTGTCAACTGACTTGAATCAGGGTGTTTCTGTAAACAATGACTATCGTCAGTTGGGTATTGTTAAAAACCCAAATCAATATAACTCTGACCAAAGATTCCAAGGAACTATTGGATCAGGATGTTTTATTGTACAAGCAGCGATTAATACTAGCCAGTTTCCAAGAGATACTGATGTAACAGTCACACGAACTGTTGATGGCACTGACTATGATAGAAGATACCGTGTTGTTGCATCTTCTTCTTCCAGCGCACTATTACAATCATTAGACAATGACACACCTTTAATTAATGATACTTTTTCGAATACCGATGGATATATCTTCACTGTTTCCTCAGTGGGTAATCCAACCATAGATAAATATTCTGGTCAGTTAATGTTTATTGATAACAAAGCAGGGTTCACACCCTCTGCCGATGAAACAGTTACTTTAAGAACAGTTATCAGATTCTAACATAAATAGATTAGAACCAACTAAAGAGAAAATTACGAATGGCTATTGATTTTAACACCGAACCGTATTACGACGATTTTACCGAATCAAAAAGATTCTTGCGTATTTTATATCGTCCTGGATATGCAGTCCAAGCACGAGAGCTAACTCAAATGCAGACTATTCTGCAAAACCAAATTTCTCGTTTTGGTAATCATGTATTTAAAGAAGGATCTCTTGTAATTCCAGGTAATATTGGTATTGATACTAAGATTGGTTATGTTAAGTTAGAAGCATCATATAGTGGAGTTCTTGCCGATACTGTTGTGGAGAATTTTGCTGGTTTAGTTATCGAAAATACATCTGGTGTGCAAGCACAGGTTATTCATTATACTGTTTCTGATGGTGAAGATTCTGCAGCACTATTCATTCGTTATTTAAATTCTGGCGATTCTAATACAACAAAAACATTTTCTGATTCAGATGTTTTAACGAATCTAGATGGAACTAATTTGGCTGGTACTGAAGTTACTGCAGGAACATACACAGTACAGGCTGCAACATCTTCTTCTACTGGTATTGGATCTATCGCTACCATTCAGCAAGGTGTTTATTATATTAAAGGATATTTTGTTCTCGTTCCAGAACAAACAATTATTCTTGATAAATTTACAAATACTCCATCTTATAGAATTGGTTTAGTTACTTCTGAATCTATTGTTACTGCAGAAGATGACGGAACTCTTTTTGACAACGCACAAAATTCTTTTAATTACGCTGCTCCAGGTGCGCATCGTTATTACATTGATGCAGTATTAACTAAATTAGCACTAGACAGTATAGAAGATACAGATTTTATTGAACTCATTCGTACTGATACTGGGCAGACTCAAAAAATAGTTGATAAGTCAGAATATTCATATCTTGAAAAAGAATTTGCTCATAGAACATATGATGAGTCTGGTAACTACACAGTTAAGAATTTTGAAATTGATGTTCGTGAGTATAGAAATAATAATCGTTCTGCATGGACATCAGGTCGTGTATATTTAAATGGCGATGTTGTAACCAATAGTGGTTATACATATGTTGCAAAAAATAGTGGTACTTCTTCTAGCAGTACTCCACCAACTCATACTTCTGGTCTTGTTTATGACGGATCTGTTAGCGGTGTTGGTACTTCAGGTATTCAATGGGAATATAATGAAACACCATACTATAATCGTGGTGTCTATACTCCAGGAACTTCAGAAAATCTTACTACACAGCAAGCTAACGAAGCCAAATTGGCGATTGGTTTAGAACCAGGAAAAGCGTATGTGCAAGGTTACGAGATTGAAAAACCTGCCACTGAATATGTAACAGTGCAAAAAGCCAGAGATTATGTTTCAGTTGATAATGCAGTTATTCCTACCACAGTTGGTAACTATGTTTTAGTAACTAATATTAATGGTGCTCCAGGAATCAATACTTTAAAACAAGTTACTCTTTATGATAGAGTGACTTCTTCAGTTGGAACTATTCCTTCTGGTGGAACAGCAGTTGGTACTGCTCGTGTTAGATTTATGGAATACGATAATGGAACAATCGGTGCACAAACTGCTATCTACAAATTAGGTTTATTTGATGTTCAAATGAACACTGGATACGACTTTAATAGAGATGTTAAGTCAATATATCACGCTGGTTCTAGTACAGATGCTAACTTAAACTTTACTGCTGATATCGAATCAACAACTGCTGTTGGTTCTGGGACATTAGTTCGTTTAATTGGTTCTGCGACTGCATCAGCCTCTACTACAATTACAGGTACAGGAACCTCATTCTTAACCGATCTTAAGGTTGGCGACTATATTTTCTTGGGCACTACTTTACGAAGAGTTACTGCCAGAGCATCACAAAACTCTATTACTGTTGATGCATCAACTTCAGTTACTGGTGTTACAATTGATAGAGTTGAAACACAATTAAAAGAACCAGAAAATACTTCTTTAATATTTCCATTCCCATACTACGCAATTAAAGATATTAGCGATACAGTTTACACTGTATATGAAACATTTACTAGTAGCGTATCTGCTGGTTCAATTTCTATTTCTACTGCTTCTGGAACTATGGCTTCCGCTGCAGATAACGATAATTATACTGTTATTGATACTGATGCGACATCTGGTGGTGCTGTTGCAGCTACTACTAGTATTTCAGTATCAGGAGCGAATGCCACAATTTCTGTTAGCACAGGATTAAACGGTAGAACTGTTTTTGTTATTGCAGCTGTTAATAAGAGTGGTGCATCATTAACTCAAAAGACAAAAACATTAGTTGCAAGTGCTACTAAAACATTTACAACTGCAGCCACTGCACAGTTGACCGAATTAAAACTTGGTAAGGGAGATGGTTATCGTTTGATTTCTGTTAAAATGAAATCTGGCACATTTGCATCTCCAGGTTCTACTTACTCTATCGATATTTCAGATCGTTTTATTTGGGATGACGGACAAAGATCTACTCACTATGATCAAGCAAGATTAATTCTTAAGAATTCATATGCTCCACCAGAAGCACCTATTGAAGTAACATTCGATTACTTCACTCACGGAACTGGTGATTATTTCACTAAAGACTCATATCCTGCATCTATTCAGTATGGTGCTCTACCTTATTTTCAAGGTACTGCCTTACGAGATGTTATTGATTTTAGACCAAAGATTGATGATGAGGGCACAGGATTCACAGGAACAAATCCTTCTGTGACATTATTACCAAAGCGTGGTATTGATATCACAACTGATTTTGAGTACTACCTAGCAAGAAAAACTAAAATTGCTGTAGACTTTGGTGGTAATTTCTTTGCTATTGATGGTGTGTCATCTCTAAATCCAGGTGAGCCATTAGATCCAACTCTTGGCTTAGTTCTTTATAACCTAACACTAGAGCCATACACATTTGGAACATTAAGTAATAATGTTCAAGTTAATAGAATTGATAACAAACGATACACTATGCGTGATATCGGTAAATTAGAAAAACGAATTGATAATTTAGAATATTACACTTCATTATCATTATTAGAACAACAAACAGAATCTCTAAACATTATTGATGCTAGTGGTTTGGATAGATTTAAAAATGGATTTATTGTAGATAATTTTGCAGGACATAATACAGGTGATACTTCATCTCCTGATTATTTGTGTTCTATTGATATGGAAAGAGCAGAACTCCGTCCATTTTATACAATGCAAAATGTAAACTTAATTGAATCAGTTTCAGCAGATAGTGATCGTGCTTCTGCAAATTACAAATTATATGGTGATGTTATCACATTACCTGTAATTGATCATCTACCGATTGTTAAACAAGCGTATGCTTCTCGTTTAGAAAATATCAATCCATTTGCTGTATTCACATTCCTTGGTGATGTTAAAATTAATCCATCTTCAGATGATTGGTTTGAAACAGATCGTCGCCCAGATTTAGTTATTGATGTTGAAGGTAATTTTAATACTATTAAAAATATTGCTGAGAAATCAGGTGTTCTTGGAACAGTGTGGAATGCATGGCAAACTCAATGGACTGGTGCACCAATTAGTACTGGTCGTGTAAAATATACAACTGGCGGAAACTGGGCATCTCGACAAGGTGATGTTTATCTAACTCAAGCTGAATTACAAGCAAAGTTTGGTATCACTTCATGGGGTAATGCTCGTCAAATTACTGTAGAAACTACTGCAACTCAAGTTGGACAAAAGAGAACAGGTATTAAAACTACCCTTGTTGAAAAAATTGATAGACAAGTTGTTGGTGATCGTGTTCTTTCAACTGCAGCAATTCCTTATATTCGTTCAAGAAACATTTTGGTTCAAATTCAAAAATTAAAACCAAACACTCGTTTTTATCCATTCTTTGACGGAATTGACATTTCATCATACTGCACTCCAGCTTCTAAGATTGAATATACTCCAGCAGGAGCAACATCTGCAGCTAAGTTAATAACACATAATAAATTTGATACTGAAACTAATGTTGGATCAAATGCTACTGCAACTGCTCGAAGAGTTAATGGTGATTCTCAGGTATGCTTAAATCGTGGTGATGTTATTACTGGTGGTTCATCTGGTGCTACTGCAGTAGTTGTTGGTAAAGAATACAATACAGATGATGGTACATATGCATTGTATGTGGTAAATATTCAAGGTACATTCTCTACTAGCGAAACAATTACTGCATCAAACCCATTAGGTTATGCTACTGCTGCTTCTGGAACTGTTGGGACTGTTACTACCAAAGCACTAGGTAGCACTTTAATTTCTAACTTCAATGGTGACTTACACCTATTGTTTAATATTCCAAATAATGATTCGCTAAGATTCCGTTGCGGAAGTCGTGAGCTAAAATTGGTTGATGTTACAACAGCAAATGGTGCATTTACTTCTCGTGCAAGAGCAAACTACCGTGCAGAAGGTATCCTTGAAACTAAACAAAGAACAGTTCATGCAGTTCGTAATGCAGAGTTAGCACAAGAACCACTTGAAGATAATCAAGTTATTACTCAAACTTCTGAAAGAGTTGTTGCTGATACTGGTTGGTGGGATCCTCTTGCTCAGACATTCTTAATCGAACAAAAGGGTGGATGTTTCTTATCTAAAGTTGATATTTTCTTTGCTTCTAAAGATACAGCAGTTCCAGTTACACTAGAAATTCGTGAGGTAGTTAATGGCTATCCAGGAAAACGAGTTCTTGCATTCCCTCGTGTAACATTGAAACCAGAGTATGTTAATATCTCTGAGAATACAGTATTGTTAGATGATGTAGATGTTAATTCTTATGATACAGCAACTACATTTAATTTCCCAAGTCCAGTATATGTTCAAGAAAATACTGAATATGCTATCGTTCTAGCGTCAGATTCAAACAACTATAAAGTTTGGATTTCCCAAGTGGGAGATTTAATGCCAGGAACTGCTCGTACAATTTCTGAACAACCATATCTTGGTTCATTGTTTAAGTCTCAGAATGCTTCTACATGGACAGCAGACCAAACTCAAGACTTGAAATTTACAATTTATCGTTGCCAATTTGAAACTGGGGTTAATTCGAATATTGAATATGAAAACGATGCATTACCTAAAGTAACATTAGGCTCTGATCCATTTGAAACAAGAAATGGCGTTGCTAAAGTTCGTGTGTGGCAAGACAATCATGGTATCCCATCTGGTTCTTATGTTACTATTAGTGGTGTGACTGCCAATGTGAACGGTATTGCCTTTGCAGGATTTAATAATACTTTTGCAGTTAGCGATGTTGACTTAGATAGTTACTGTATTACTCTTGGAACAAATGCCACTTCATCTGGATACAGTGGTGGTTCTACAGTCAAGGCTACAAGACATGTTCAGTTTGATGCAGTTCAACCATTAGTTCAGCTACAATCATTCTCTGAAACTCCAATTAGTTTTGGTATTAAAGGTACGAGCGGTAAATCTGTTGATTCAACTACACAAGTAGCTTATGTTCAGGATACTGATTATATTGGTGTTCTTGCAAATGAGACTAACTATTTTGATTCTCCAAGAATGATCGCTTCTGAACAGAACGAAGCTGATGTTTCATTCGGATTGAGTGGTGATAAATCAGTTAAGTTTAACATTGTTATGAGTAGTACAAATGATGCATTATCTCCAATCATTGATACTCATAGAACAAGTTTGATTGCTATTGGAAATAAAGTTAATAAGCCAACTGAAACTAATATGAATGTGGCTTCTTTGGATTACAATACAATTTTATCTGCAAATACTAACATAGCGTTCACTGCAGCAACACAAACAATTAGTTCTTCTAATTCTACTGCTAAAGCTGCGTTGGCAACTTTAACTGTTGGTAAGTATTTGACTATTACTGGTGATACTCCTACTTCAAATAATCAAACTTATTTGATCACTAATGTTGCTTCTGATGGATCTTCTGTAACATTATCTGGCGCAGTTGCTATTCAAGATGATGCAGCAGGTGATGCTATTACTTTAGTTCAAAGAGAAAGATTTGCAGCTGAGAATGCTCCATCAGAAAGTTCTACATATAGTAAGTATGTAACTAAGAGAGTTAATCTAGCAAATCACTCTAATTATCTAAGAGTTAAATTTGCAGCTAACCTTCCAGCAGATGCTTCTATTGAAGTTTGGTATAAAACTAATATTGTTGGTTCTACTACACCATTTGGAAATGCATCGTATAGTCAAATGTCCATAGACTCAGCTATTCCTACTGCATCAAATCAAGAAGATCAGTTCTATGATGCTTCTTATTCATTGGATGATTTGGTAGCATTTGACGCAGTGCAAATTAAGATTGTTATGAAATCTTCTAATAGTTCTCAAGTACCAAGAATTAAAGATCTTCGTGTGATTGCTTGTGTATAATGGAAGGTTTTGTTAACATAGAAAATAAGGAAGGTCTCATTAGAGACCTATCCAGTGGCGCAGTGATAAATACAAATAGATCTGAGTATGAAAACTATTTGCAAAGAAAAAATGCAATCAAAGAGTTAAATCAACAAATTAAACAGAATTCTGATAAAATTGAAAAAATTGAATCAGATGTAACAGAGATAAAAGAAATGCTCGCAATGCTTATTAAGGGTAAACAATAATG